ATTGTAAAAAACTCATAATGCCTCAACTAAAAAAACTACTTAAACTGCCTTTGCGTTCAGATTGCCATCCGATACATTCTAGCACGTTCTTCAGCGGTTCAAAGAAACTCTTCTCAAATTGTAGCGTGTAGTCGATGTATTTGTCAAGGTTCAGTTCTTTCGGCAGTTGTTGAAAGAACGAAATGACATTCTCACGGATAGGATTTGGTGTCTTCAGATAGATAAACTTAATCTTCTCACCTTCCTGAATGATTGGATACTTGTGCTCCAGATTGTTTTTACGAATATAATAATTGTATAACAGCGCCCCCCGTACTTGAATTGGAGTGCCCTTAGCATAGATGTCAGCAGAACTGCGATACTTCTTCAATCCATTACAACCGCGAGGGAATGCAATGTCGAGATAGTTCTGCTTCTTAGTGTCTTCCTTGATTTCATTAATGAAGTCCAGCACATCCTCATTAGTTTTAGTAACAATGATACGATATGCCTGCTCCAGTTTGTCACGGTAATAAGCAGGAGTGGAAGAACGTGCCGTCTCCATACCACAGATTTTCATCTTCGGTTTAGCATAACGCACACCTTCACTATCCCAGACGTTGAGAACATAGCGTTTCTTGGCGGTCCAGAAACCACGCTCAGCAATGTTCTCACGCTTCATCTTCATTTTCTGATCATATGCGTGGAGGTAGTCTGCCAATTCTTGGTAAGAACTTTCAATAAACTTTTCAAGTTCCAGCGAAGCGACCTTATCAAGGAACGTAACAACGCTCTCATTAGTTTTCTCTCTTCCCTTGTATACACTTTCGACCAGAGGACCGAGATTGAGATACATAGAATCAGTGTCAGAAGCAATGACATAATCAACATCCTGTGTCTTTAGAACTTTATTGAGATAAGCATTCATCTTCTTCTCAATCCAGCGAATAGAAAGCTGACCCGAAAGAGTGATTGCTTCAGCGATTTCAAGTTTGTAATAACGAAAATGCTCGTTACCGATAGCACCATAAGCAGAGTTGAGTTGAATCTTTCGTGCCATCTGAATGTTATTACAGCGGGCAATCTCTTTCTTCAACTCAATCGTTGGAGTCTTTTCGTATTGCTGTTTGGCAGCAAGCATCTTCTTTTTGTAGATGGTTCGGTCCTCATAGATCTTCTCCATCAGTTTGGGGAGGAACCCCTGAAACTTAGTTGTGTAATGCGTCCCATTGGCGCACAGGGTCTCCCCTACGAGGTCGCTGGTATCGAATGCCTTATCCAACAGCATATCCACGTTGACGCTGCTACGGCGGGGCAGGAGCGTCTCTGGTGACAGGTTGTACTGCATGATGAGGTGCGGGTACAGGGAGTTCAAGTCGAAGTTTACGATCCAATCGTACATACCAGGCACAGGTTCTTTCACATAAGCACCAGCATACTTGGCATCCTTCACACTATCTTTCTTAGGAGGAATGACAATACCCATCTTCGCCAGATAGATGAAGATGATGTTATCCCACATACGCACCTGAGAATAAACATCTTCGTAGTTTACTTTGGCGTCGTATGCCATAGTGAACGCAAGTTCTAACAACTTCATCTTGTCTTCCAGTTGATCGACAAGGCGAACGTCATGGATGTTGTACTTAACAAACTTGTCCCAGTCCTTAGTGTAGAACTCTTTGAAAGTATCAAACTCAGAGTGGTCGAGTTTCTTGGCATCAAGTTCTACCGATGCGATATGATCTAAGCGATAAGATTCTTGATTGGTGTATGTAAACTTCTTGTAAAGTTCCAGATAATCTAGACAGGCAATACCTGGAATATCATATGCAATCTGCTTGCGTCCCTTGATAAAGATTTCACGAAAGGAGATTAATTTCCAAGGCGACAGAAGTTTAGTGTGGTCTTCACCAAGCACTCGATCCATACGTCGGCAGATGTATGGCATATCGAATAGCTGGACGTTCCAACCAGTAATTACGTCGGGGGTATTCTCCTGCCACCATTTGAGGAAGCACGAAAGGAGTTTCGTCTCATCGTTACAATGGATGTAATCAACCTGTCTGTCTTCATTCTGGAAACTCTTTGATCCCCAGACAGTGATGCGGTTTGTAAAAGAATCACGGAGAGAAATAAGCAGAATCTCTTGGTCTGCTGATTCAATATCAGGGAAACCGTTTTCTGCTCCAGTTTCAATATCCAAAGTAAATGTACGAATGAGAGAAGAGTCGAAGCGAATTTCGTCATCGGGATATGCTTCGTTGATATACTGATACAAGTATCTAGTATTTCCGTGAATTTCAAATCCCTCTACACCTTCGTACTGATTGATGAATTGCCTACAATCATTAATAGAGCCTGGACGGACTTCCTTGAGGAAACGTCCATCCAGACTCTTGTGGTCTGTTTGCTTGTTAGCAACAACAAACAAACTCGGATTGTAGTTTACACGATACTGAACTCTTTCACCATTTTCATAACCACGAACGAGGATACGATTCCCCGCCTGTTCAATGTTCGTATAAAACTTCATGCGTCAACCCACAGTCTTCTGATAGCATTCTAACACAAGATACGACGGATCGCAAATGGTTAGGATGTCTTCTGCTCGCAGGTAAATTTGAGTTTGGTTCGTATAGTTAGGGAACTTTTCAAGAAGAATATAATCCGTTTGAATCGTGATTACTTCTTCACCCGTTTCTTCGTTAACTTCCTTTTCTTCAGTTTTTTTTACGAACACTGCTCCTTCTTGAGGAACATGTTTCTTATCTCTATTTGAGTAATCCCAATAGGAAAGATCTAAAATACGATATGGATTAGTGAGAAGACATTCAGGACTCTCCTCCCTCTCCTCGATCTCCGCTATCAGATAATCCCGATCCTTCAGAACTATCACTTGAATCACTGGTTGATACGGTGTCGTCGTCATCAAATAAATCTCCAAATTTTGCTTTATATGTTTCTAAAACTTGAACTTCAGGATCACCAATAGCTACAATAGAAGTATAAGGAACTCTAAATGTAGTATCTACAGAACAAGACACCCAACGAGTGTAATTAACATTGAATGTATTAGGTTGTCCGTCTTCGCCAATCGCTCCAGTAGGAACTAAATTCAGAAGGTATGGATGTGTAAGTTGAAATCCAATCCCTTCGCCATTTTCATTTGTGACTTCAGCAATTCCAGAGATTACTTGTTCTCCTCCTTGCATTTTTAAAACTTTTACTAACATAGTTGTCTCTATGAATAATGAATTTATTTTATCATATTTACGAATTTTGTCAAGCTAGGAAAATGGAGTCTTCCCTGATACTGCCAGGGAGACTCCTGCGCCGACGATATTTGGGTTACCCCGCGACTATTTATCCTTCTGTTAGAAGTTGCTGTTTACCAGCACCAATAGTATAAGTTGTCTTTTTCTGATGTTCTGGAATTACCTTCTCCAATGAGATTGTTAGTAATCCATCAGAAAAATCTACAGAGGATACTCTGACATCATCTGCAAGTTGCCACGAATTTGTGAAGGAACGTCTTGAGAGACCTTTGTGAACATACACTCTTTCAGTATCTCGTTTCTCAACTTTTGAGGTAACTCTGAGAATGTTCTGTTCTGTAGAGACTTCAATCTCGTCTGCTTTAAATCCAGCAAGAGCGATTTCAATTTCGTAGTTAGCGCCATCGTGTTTGATGATGTTGTAGGGAGGATAGTTTGTATTGTGACCAGACATCGCATCTAGTCTATTGAAAATGCTTTCCAATCCTACGTTGAAGGGAGTATAAACATCCCAAGTATATGTGTTTGTCATTTTAGTTCTCCTTGAATAAGCGAGAGTTTGATTAAGACCCCGAAGGCGTCTTCATTATTATATATCAGAAAGCATTAAAAAAGGGAGTGTGGAACTCCCTACAAAGTTATACGGATGATACTAAAGGTATAGCTTTCATAATAGGATCATTTAAAATAGAATCTAGTTGTTTATTTTTACCAACGTACTCCATACTGAAATAAGTAAAAATATCAAATCCTATAGAAATCCTTTCTTCATCTTCAATAGGATCCACTTTATGCTGAACCCAAGAAGGAAAGAGAGTCATCCTTGCTGGTTTATTTTCTACTTTGTAATAACCGTAATAAGTACTTAAATGAGGAATAGCATAATCTGTTGTAGTTGGATTGGAACTAATCATTATGTTACCACTGAGATAAGTATTCTCATGATAAGAATGGGAGTGCAATGGAACTCCTTCTCCAGATTTTAATTTCACCGCCCATCCACGAATCCATAAATCATTTTCAGGAACAAATCCAGTAGCTCCCATATAATCTATATAAATTCTATGAATATTTTTTTTCAAGAATTTAATAGATTCACTTTCCCACGTAAAAAGATTATACGATTGCCAAGTATCTTTATAATTACCTGGATTATTTTCTTCAATTGTTTTTGTTATATCTTCAATAAACCATGTGCTAAGATCTTCTATCCACAAAGGAACATCGAAAATAGGAGCAAACGGAGTATTGGGTTGCCAATTTTTCCAGCGATGCAAATGCTTATTTACATCTTTTATTTTACAATTAGCATTATCTAAAATGTTTTCAATCATTCGTCAGCAGTTTTTTTACGTCCGATATTATATTTACTTTCCAGAGTCCATTCGTCTTTCTCTTTGAAAGCAAGAACTTTGATTTGATTAAGAGGAGCAACGTCAGCAATTGCTTCTGCTTTAACAACAGAAATCAATCCCCAATCGGATAACAGTTGAATGATTCTGTTTCTACGCTGAACGTCGTTCACTGAAAGATTTGTATTCTTTCCATCAAGGGCAAACAGCTCCTTGAAGTGAACGATATAATATTTACCCTGCTTGTGTAAGATGTGACAAGATTGGTAAATCTTTTTTTCTTTACGGGATGCGACACCGATACGAGTTAGGGTCTCACGAACTTTGAGGAAATCATCAGGTTCATTGAGAGTAACCTCAACCATATCAGCTTGCTTCCATTCTACTTCGATATCAGGAGTCATCGTTTTCCACCTTTGTCTACAAGTTTTTTAATGTGTTCAAGTTGAGTTTTAGATAAGATTCTCAATGCTTGTAGAGCTTTATCGTCATTGTAACCATAATACTCCTTAATCGCATCAAGGTATTCTACTTGACATTTTTTCGCCCACGGCGAAAACCGCTTGCGCGGGTTGATACTATTTATAAAAAAGTCATACTGAAGTTTTTTATCGAGATGTGGATACATATTCATCTCGTTAGCAAAGAGAACTGTATCGTGGAAGGCAGCAAGACACTTATTGACAATAAAAGGTGGATATGCCTTTTCAGATTCCTCATCAATAACTACCGACTTCTTGTTTTGATTTATTGAGTTCAAATATT